CTCTACTTCTATCCTTCACCCCCCCCCCTGTTAATTCAGAGAACCTAGCGAAAGCTAGAGAGCTAGTGACACAGCTTTTACAATGAACCTTGAGACCGCTCAAGATGCCGGCCCAACGGCCGAGATGCTTGACCAAGCCGCCGCTTATGACGAAACGGTTCAAGCTTTAGCTGACTTCGACGATGCTGACGAAATGCGTCGCGCCCAGTTGGCTCGCGATGAGCCGCTCCCCGTCGTTGATCAGGATGTTCCAATCCTTCGTGGGTTGGTTGGCGCTCGTGCCGCCCCTGTGCCCCCGATCGGCAACCGCGCCGCTCGACGTGCCTTCTTCCAAGGCCAGGGACCTCCGCCTCGTAACCGCCGCGACCGCCGTGCTGCGAATAACCAGCGCCCGTATGATCCGCTCCACGCCGGACCCGTTTTCCATGACGAGCTTCCCGGCCCGCTTCGCCCTCCCCCGGCCCCGCCCCGCCTGGCCCGTACCGACACCCCGCCTCCGATTGGCTACGTCGGCGTGCCTGCGGCCCCGCGCGCCGACGTTCCTCTCCGCCGCGCCCTGCCAGCCCATGACGTTCCCTACGACTTCCACGATGATGAAGCCACGCTCATGCGCCGCCATTATCGTATCGAGCCCAACCGCGTGAGCGTTCAACCGCACACCCACGGGTTCTTGGCCCTCGGCCGTGCTCTGACTGAGCGTGCTGCAATTTCGATGATCCAACGCTCCGACCCAAACGCCCGCATCCTTGATGTCGGCGGTAGCCCAGCCCGTCACGCTGCGTGTCGTCGCAACAACGTTTGGAGCGCATGCCCCACTCTGTCCCCTCGAGACGCCGGCCGTGCCTTGGCCTATCCTCGCACCCCGTCTGGTGATCCTGTTGGCTGGTGCAATGAACGCGCTGAGGATTGTTCTCACGGCCCGTTCGACATCGCCCTTTCCGTGCATTCTCTGTACTACCTCGGCCCAGAGCAGATCTACCGCATCCTTCTCAAGACGCGTTTGCGCCGCATGTTCGCGGTGGTTCACTCCTTTCCAGAGATTTCCGGCCAGACGCTGTGCGGTCAGGCCCACTACTACCGTCCTGACCCTGACAACGTTGTGTTTGCCGTGAATCAAGAGCAGCCCTACCATCATGCGCACATCGATTGGGTCGAGCGCGGGTTCCTCTACGTGCCTGGCACCGACGTCATGGTCATTGCGAAGCGTGCTGATATCTATGGAGATCACCACATCTACCGCATTGAGCTCGCTTCTGCTGTACCCGAGGTCCCTCCCCCCGCGAACTACCGCATTGCCCTCGCGTGCCGCGAAGAGTCAACCGCCAAAATGGCTCTCCCTCCTATGACGTATCCGACTGAGAAAGGTGTCGTCCCGGTTGAGTTTCACGGCGTTGCCCTTGACAACATCATGTTCTTTCGCGGGGTCGCCTTCGTCTATGGCGCCTCGCAGAAGTTTGTCCCGATCTCACGCCACATTCTGGCTAACGTGACCTCCGACGCCTCTTACAAGAATCGTGACCCCACCCTCCTGCGTGAGCTCACCAACCGAGCGCGCAAACAGTACGCCGAGCGCTGCTATCACATGCCAGAGGAACTTCGCACAGAGGCGGTTTTAATCACTGCCATGCTTGCGATGTCGAAAACCGTTGAGCAGGAGACGCGAACGATTTCGAACGCCAAGCGCCGTTGGGGTTCGACCTGGTCACTCTTATCGTCGCAACTTTCGACATTTGATGGCCCCCTCGACCTCACCCGACCGGTCACCCTCGCGCTTTCGTTCGTTCTTGGCGCAGCCCTGGTTGTTTTGTACCATCGTGTTCGCCGTGCCGCCGTTGTCGTCCTGGGCCGCCGCGTCCTTGCCCTACTCCGTCAGCGGCAGGGACTTCCGACGCCCCCCGCCCTTGTCACACGCACTGGCACTTTCGCCCTCACGCAGCTCCACCAGCTTGCCATTGCTTCGCCGTTCTATGAAGAGCCTTTCAAGCGCGTTGTCGCAGCAGTTTTGGTCCGCGCCGGCTGTGGCAGTGTTACCGCCTGCGCTTTGTCGGGTCTTGCCTTCGGGTGTTTTGAGGTCTATGAGCGCACGGTCTGCATGTCGACCGCCCATGGCTTCATGCAGGTGCCGACAATGGTTTCTCACGTTGCCTGGACTGTTTGTCCCCTGCCTGTTGGGATCATTTGCCACGCCGCGCATAATTGGTACCTCGTGGCGTGTTGGTACTTCCAGCAAGAGGTCGCTTTCATCTGCGAGACACCCGGAAACTACGTGAAGGTTTTGGACGGCTCGAAGAGTTTCCCACACGTCCCGATTCCAGCTCCCGTGCAAACTGCGGTTGCCACCCTTTATGCTAATGCTAGCAATCTGGCCCGCATCAGCCTTGGGATCCTTGTGGCCACTCGCGGTGTCGCCGCTTGTCGGGTCCTTCTGGCGTTGTGGTTCGACAGATTGCCTGCCCAGACCGGTGAAAACGTCCATTACCCGCCTGTGGAGTTCGTTGTTCCTGGTGAAACGATTCAAGCCCCACCCAAATTTGCTCGCACGCGCGATCCGCACGAGGGTGTCCAACAGGTTTTTGAAGTCGCGTCCGACGGCCGGCTGCCACGTTTGCAGTTGGTGAGCATTGCGTTTGCGTCTTGCTTCCCCTCGTACTACATCGGGACCGCCGTCACTGAACGCTCTGCCATTGAACAGCGTCTGCTCATTGACCGGCCCGATGAAGACTTGGATGCGTGGGCACAGGCTCATGCCCTGTATGACGCGTCGCCTGCTTGTCGCGCCCTCGAAGCTGACGGCCCTATCCAGTATCGCGGCCGCGCCCGGTTTGAGGAATGGTTGTTGAAGTACCCAAGCGAGCGGCGTCGCTCGACCCTGCGGGCCGCCGCCATCGCAACGAATGGCCGCGCTTTGACTGCCCATGAGAACCGCCGCTCGTTGTTTGTCAAAGGCGAAGTACGCATGGAGTACTTCTGCTTGGATGGTTTCTTTTCGACCAAGCCTGGGACTTGCCGCAGTATCATCAGCAGTACACTCGAACGCCTGAGTCGCACCGCCCCTTTCTTCTACTACCTTGGCCTTCGAATGCAAGCCGTTTGGACCGGTAATTTTCCGGTCCTGTTCGGTGCATGCAGCTGCGAGACGCTCGGGACCTGGTTTGCCTATTGGTACAGGACCTTTGGACCCGAGTGCTGGTTTCTTATGACCGACACCGTCCGTCAGGATGCCCATTATGGCAAGGCGGCGATCAACGGTGAGATCCGGCGTTGGATGCGGCGCGGCCTTACCGGCCGAGCACTTGCTGGCGTGCTGCAGGGTCGGTGTTTCTCGGCCCTTTCGCGCAGCGGCCTACGCGTCGCTGTCCGCTACCGCCGAGCATCTGGTGACCCAAGCACCACCGTTGGCAATACAGAGGAGAATCTTGAGGTCGCCACTTATGCAATGGACTATCCAGGCAGCCTGGTCCGAATCGGTGTCGGCAGTGCTGCGGCGATTGCCGGGGACGACAACTCTTCCCTTTGTGCCGCCCGGCCTGACACCGACCAGATTGCTGCTCGAGCCTTGAGTCTCGGATTCCCGTTGGAGATCACCTGTTCGCACAACCTTTGGGACTTTGAGTTTTGTAGCAAGCTCATGTATCCTTCCGCCGATGGTTTTACTCCCGCGCCCAAGCTTGGGCGCATGATAACTAAGTTTGGCTGGAAGATCATCACGCCCCAAGCTGACCACCGATCGGTCGCTTCTGCCGTTTTGGACGATATGTGGCATGTACCTTTCGCGCGCGAATACCTTCAGACGATCCTGCGCGTACTACCAGTTTCAAAACGCCGAACGGTCGTCCTCGATGACTACAAGATGCATGTTTCTCGGCGCCATGACCAGTCGCCGGACGTTTGGCCATTCTTAGAAAGCAGGTACGGTTTGACCCGTGCCGACCACGATGAGTTTGTCGCCATGTTGGCCAGCATCTCCGCGTTTCCCGTCATAATTGATGTCCCTTGGGCACTTCGTGTGCTCCAGCGTGACTCATAGCGGGTCTTTGTACTTTTCTATTCTTTTGTACCTTACGTTTTGTTTGCTTATGCAATGCCACCTACTAAGAGAAACACTAAGCCCCGAGCCACCCGAACTCGGGCCAAGTCGACCACTGTCCTTGTGCGTGGTCGTGGCGACTACACTATGCCTGATGCTGAGTTCAAGCTTTATCAGGAGCTTAAGAGCGAGGTTGCGGCCCTGCGCAAGCGCGCCGAGAAATCAGACTCTTTCAAGAGCGCTACTCGCTCTGGAGGTCGTGCACTCGGCGCCACATTGGGCGCTCTCACTCCTTTTGGTTCGACCCTTGGAGCATCTGCTGGCGAGGCTGCTGGCGGTATGTTGGCGCGCCTCTTCGGCCATGGCGACTTTAAGCTCCGCGGTAATTCACTCATGCAGGGCCTTCCTGAGTCGCAGAGTATGGTACCCGTCTTTGGTGAGAAAGGAAAACGCGGTATTCGTGTTATGGAACGGGAATACATCGGCGATATTACTGCGGCCGGGGCGCTCGCTAATGGAGCTACTGCATTCAGCGTTAACTCTTTTGCTATCAATCCTCAGAATCCTAAGCTCTTCCCATGGCTCAGTAAGTTTGCTGCTCTCTTTGATCAGTGGGAGCCTAATGGCATCATTTTTGAGTATGTGAGCACTAGCAGCGAGTTCAACGGCACGTCCCAAGCTTTGGGTGCCGTCATCTGTGCTACGGACTACAACTCCCTTGACCCTGGCTACACTTCTAAACAGCAGATGGAAGAGGCTGACTACGCCAACTCTGTCAAGAGCAGCGAGTGCCTGATGCACGGAATCGAGTGCGCGCCTTCTGAACGCGTCACCAAATTGCTCCTCACTGGCCCGGTTGAGCCTAATGACGCCCAGAATCTGTACAACCTCGGCAACTTCCAGGTTGCCACCCAGGGCATGAGCGTCTCTGGTGTTACCGTTGGCGAGCTTTGGGTGTCGTATGACATCACCTTCTACAAGAAGCAGATCAACGCGCCTGGTTCCCAGGTCGCGTACAGCACCATGTCGTCCACTCCCGCTGCCACCACCAACATCTTTGGCGCCGTTAACCCTCTAAGTGTTCGCGGCACCCTGCCCGTTGTGTTTGCCAACAATTTGATCACCTTGCCTTCCTATATCATTAACGGCAACTATGCGGTGTTCATCTATATGGTTGCTGCATCAGGCAGTCCCTCCGCTAGTGTTGGCACTCTAACCAACTGCGTTGCTGCTGGTGGTAATTACCCCCTCAATGTTGCCGTTAGCAATACCACTTCCCTGTTGGCACAGGCCACCGTGACTGTCACGGGGCCGTCTGCCACCATCGCCATCACTTGTTCGTCAATTGGTGTTACACCCCTCATTTATTGTCAGGTCACTCAAATGCCCTCTAGTTTGCCCTACACCAACAATCTTGGTGCTTAGTCTTTCTCCTCCCTTTGTCCAATTTGCATTGCTTTGTCTTAATTCCATATATGCCTAAACATTAGAAAATCTAAATATACCTAAACATTGTAAATACGTCATGTCCAGTGTCACCATTGTGGACTGACCAGGTCACTCCGCGGTCTAGCTGACGCGAGTGTGGATTCGCGCCCACCACCTGAGGAGCCCGTCGTCTCTAAACGACCTTCCCACCCGCCGCCCATAAATACAAAATGGGTGGGTCGTATGCTAACCTTTTCCGTTTACTCGGAGCCCTACTCAGCCCTTCGCCGGTTGAGCTAGTGGCGGT